GGCGGTGCTGCTGGCGGCGGCGGTGCTGGCGGTGGTGTCGGCGGCAGTGCTGCTGGCGGTGCTGCTGGCGGCGGCGGTGCTGGCGGTGGTGCCGGCGGCGGAAGCCTGCCAGGCTGGATGCACCAGCTCTCCGACAACCGTCGCACGGCGCTTGCCACCCACGGCTTCACGTCGGTGGATCAGTTCGCCGATCGCTTCCTGCAGATGGAGGCCGAGGCGGGCAGGGACCGCATCCTTTTGCCCGGCGAGAACGCCACGCCCGAGCAGCGCGCCGCCTTCAACAAGGCGATCGGCGTGCCCGGCGAGGTCGCGGGTTACAAGTTCCCCACCGGCGATGGCGTCGATCCGCGCATGACCGAGTGGGCCGGTCCGGCCTTCCTCAAGCATGGCGTGACGGCCCAGGCCGCCGCCGGCCTGACGACGGACTGGATGAAATTCATGTCCGACGTCGTCGCCAAGGAGCAGAACGACGCCGCGACCGCCGCCAAGGAGGACGACACCAAGCTGCGCGCCGAGTGGAAGGGTGGCTACGAGAGGAACGTCGCCACCGTGCGCCGGCTGGGCGAATATCTTGGCTGGTCGGAGAAGACGGTGGGCGCCGTGGCGCGCGCCGAGGGCGACTACAGCAAGGGCATGCAGGGCCTGCTGAAGCTCGCCGATCTGCTGGCCGAGGACGGCGCGCATCCCGGTGGCGGCAGCACCTTCACCATCACGACGGCCCAGGAGGCCGAGCAGGAACTGGGGCGCATGAAGGGCGACCCGTCCATGGTGGAGGCGCTCACCAACGCCAACCACCCGCAGCACAAGACGGTCCAGCAAAAATGGGACCGGCTGCAGGAAATGAAGGTCGGCATTCGCGGGCCACAGCAGCAGGGAGCACGATAGATGGCGCGTAGCGACACGCAGTCCGACCCGACCACCGACGCGCCGGCCAACAGGCCCGCCATCGAGCCGATGCCATGGATGATGGCGCTGCGCATGGAGTGCTTGAAGATCGCGCGCGATACCGCCCGCTACAAGCAGCTCGACGCGCTGGAGCCCGAAGCCGAGCGCTACGTCAACTGGGTGCTGGGCACGCCCACGCCCCCGAAACCGCCGGTGTGAAGGAAGCGCGCGGCCGATCGGCAAGCGCGCGCCTGAGCATCGCGATCGGCTTCCCCGGTGCCGATGAACCGGGGCGGACCACGGCGGCCGATTTCCGCCGAGAACAGGGGCCGCGACGGCGCCTGCAGACTGGCAATCCGGCTTGCAACTCCGGCAGGCGGACGGGGCGGAAAGCAGTCAACCAAGAGGAACCCGGTTCGCTCCACCCCCTCGACGGAGTGACCCGAAATGGCAACTCAATCGGAGAACATGGCCACCCTGATGTCGTCGCGCTACGCCGACACGCTTCAGGTGCTGAGCCAGCAAAACAGGGACCTGCTGTCGGGTCTCGTCGAAGACGTCACCGACCAGGGCGCCGATGCGATGTCCGACGATTTCGTCGGCACCGCGATCATGCGTCCGCTCAACACCCGCGACACCGAACTGCAGACGACGCCGATCGATGCCTGGCGGCGCTGGATGTATTTCGACGACTACTACCACGACACCACGGTCGCGAAGCACGACGAGATCCGGCTGAAGACGATGACGGACGCGCGCAGCACGTTCGCGCGCCAACAGGTCGCGGCGGCCAACCGCCAGAAGGTGGCCACGGTCATCAACGCGTCGACCGCAACCATGTACCAGGGCAAGACCGGTACGACACCGATCGCGTTCCCGGCCGGCCAGAACATCGTGCATGGCGGCGCCGGCTTCTCGACGACAAAGTTCGACAGCGGCGTCGAAATGCTCAAGACCAAGGGCATGTTCGACGAGCAGGAGGGCGACCGCATCATCTGCCTGTGGAACGCCAAGGCGGAAAAGAGCCTGATGACGGCGGTCGAGTTCGCCTCGCGCGACTATAGCTCGATGATGGTGCGCGAGAAGGGCCGTATCGTGTCGATGGGCCTGGTCGACTTCATCCGCGTCGAGGATCTGTACGATCCGAACAAGCAGGACGGTTCCATCCTGGAACGCTACCTGCCCTACACGGCCGGTTCGCCCAACGTGCGCAAGCTCATCATGTTCATCAAGAACAAGAGCTTCAAGCGCTGGACGCCCTATAGCGCCAACGGCGTGGTGACGTGGGAGCAATCCTACCGCCGCTATCGCGTCTCGACCGACATCAGCGTGGGTGCCCGGCGCAACCACGAATACATGGTCGTGACCATCGAAGTCACCGAGAGCTGAATCGGCCGCGCTGATCGCGTCTCGCCCAGGGTGCGGCGCGCACGCCGTGCGCGTCGCCGGTCTCAACCCTCTCCAAGGAGCCGCTCATGGCTACCGCATATGGCGTCAACGCCGCCAAGTATCTCGACCCGGCCTTGGTGCCGGCCAACAAGCAGCCGGTCGCCGGCGGCGACCAGGCCGGCCGGCCCGCCATCATCTACGATCAGTTCACCATTCCGGCGGCCGGTGCCGGCAGCGCCCAGAACGATGTCGTCGTGATGGGGCGTCTCTACAAGAACCAGCGCGTCGTCGGCATGGATTTCCATTGGGATGCCGCCGGCGCGTCGGTGACGTTCGCGGTGGGCGATGATGGCAGCGCCGCGCGCTACCGGGCGGCGGCATCCGGCACGGCGGCCGGCCAGGGCGGCATCACCGCCAACGCCGGCATGGGCTTCGTGGTCGACCAGGATCGCAACATCCTGGTGACGATCGGCGGCGCCGCGCCGACACCCGGCGCCGTGCTGCGCCTCGCCACGCGGGTCATCCACGTGTGAGTGATCGCCGGCGGTTCCACGTGGAACCGCCGGCGGCCTGATCCTTCGCTGCCGCTCAGGACAAGCGCTCCATCCGATGGCCAGCTGGACCGACATATTCAACCTCTCGCTCGCGCGCCTCGAGATCGAGCCGATCGACAACGCCGAGACGTCGCAGACTGCCGGCGCCAAGCATCTGCGGCGCGTGCGAGACGTCCAGCTCGACGTGGCGCTGGCGGTGCATCCCTGGAACTTCGCCACCGGCTGGTTCAAGGACCTGGCCGCCGTCGATGCGTCGGAGTACGCCAGCCCCGATTTCTCGACCGCCATTAAGGTGCCATCCGACTGCGTGCGCGTGCTGCGCGTCGGCGGCGACCGCAAGCGCGGCCGGCCCTTTGTCGTCGCCGAGGGCTATATCTGCACCAACGCCTCGGCACCGCTCAATATCTGGGCGATCAAGCGCAAGACCGATCCGGGCAAATTCTCGCCGTGGTTCATCGACTACCTGTCGGCCCGCCTGGCGTGGATCGTGGGCAAGCCGCTCAATGCCAGCGAGGCGTTGCGCGCGGCCGCCAAGAAGGACGCCAAGGACGCTCTGTCGGACATGCAGTCGATCGACGGCCAGGAGGGCGAACCGCCGGAAATCTGGCCCGACGCCTGGCTGGACGCTCGCGAGAGCGGGGACTGGTTCGCATGACCCGCGTCGCGCTCACAGGCCCGACCGCCGGCGAACTGTCGTCCAAGGTGATCGGCCGTCCCGACCTGGTGCGCTACGGCAGCGGCGCGCGCAAGCTGCAGAACAACATCGTCCACCCCACCGGCCTGATCGAGTACCGCGAGGGCAATCGCTTCAAGGGCAAGCCGAAATACGCCGACAAGCGCTGCCGTGTTTGGCCGTTCAAGTTCAGCGACGAGCAGGCGTATGTGGTGGAGTGGGGCGATTTCTATGTCCGCTTCTGGAAGGACGGCGGCCTGATCGTCGACGGCGGCGGCGTGCCGATCGAACTCGCAACGCCGTGGGACCAGAGCCAGGTGTTTCAACTCAGCTTCACGCAGAGCGCCGACCGGCTCTACATCTTCCATCGCAACTTCGAGCGCTACTCGCTCAACCGCTTTTCGCACACGAGCTGGACGCTGACCGTCCGCGCTATGCTCGATGGTCCCTACGAAGCCGAGAACGCACCGGACAATTCCATCTCGCTCGCGCCGGCCAGCGGCACCGGCACCATCACCTTCACGACGCTCCTGCCATCGTTCGTGGCAAGCGACGTTGGCCGCCATCTGCGGGTTTACGATCGCATCGACCCCAACCTCGACCCCAACACGTCGAGCGCGTGGATCTGGTGCGTCATCAGCGCTTTCATCGGCCCCACGTCGGTCCAGGCCGTGGTGCAGGGCAGCCAGCGGGTGTTCAGTCCCAATGCCTTCAATCCGCGCGAGCGCTTCCGCCTGGGTCTGTTCAGCGCCGCGCGCGGCTGGCCCGCCTGCGCCACCATCCACGAGCAGCGCCAATGGATCGCCGGCAGCATCATCGCGCCCGATCGTGCCGACAGCTCGGTGATCGGTAACTACGACCGCTTCTCACCCGACACCACGGCGGCCGATGGCATCGGCATCGCCGCCGGCACGCCCGAGGTCGACCGCATCAAGGCCCTGCTGCCGCTGAACGACGTGCTGGCCTTCACGGGTGGCCAGGAACTGCGCATCGGCGGGACCTCCGACCGGGCGCCGGCCTCGCCGACAGGCGTCTCCGCCAAGCCGCTGTCGAGCTTCGGCGCGGCCGACGTGCCGCCCATCCTGATCGGCAACGGCGCCGTGTTCGTCGACAAGCAGGGCCGCCGGCTGCGGGCGCTGGTCTACAGCAACGACCTGCAGGCGTATGACGGCGAGGACCTCACCTTGCTGGCTGACCACATCGTGGGGCCGTTGCGCATGGGCGGCATCAAGGGCCTCGCCTACCACGAAACGCCCGTCAGCCTGATCTGGATCATCCGCAGCGACGGCGACCTGGCCGCCTGCACCTACTCGCGCAAGGAGAACGTCAACGCCTGGCATCATCATCCGCTGGGCGATGTGGCGGGCGGCAACGGTGCCGACGTCGACAGCATCTGCGTCATCCCCGGCCCGACGCAGGACGAACTCTGGTCCTGCGTGCGGCGCACCGTGGGCGGCGTCGACTTCCGTACGATGGAACGTCTGGAGTGGAGCGACCCGAAAGAGACGCCGCCGTGGGAGCGCTGCCACCTCGACATGAGCCTCACGCTCGACAACAAGCCGTCCGCCGCGCTGACGCTGGCCGCGCCGACGGGCAGCAACGTGCTGGTGACGGCATCAGCCGGCGTCTTCGCGCCGGGCGACGTCGGCCGTTGGATCACGCGCGGCTACGCGCTGGCGCCGGACGACGAGCCTGACGAGGGCGACCCCGAGGACTGGGACCCCGATGACCCGCCGCTGTGGGGCTGGTGCGCGGCCAGGATCGTACAGTACGTGTCGGGCACGCAGGTTCGTGTCGACATCTCGCCCAGCTTCCCCTTCGATGCGGCGGCGCTGGCGCAGGGCGACTGGCGCCTGTCGGTGATGACGCTCACCGGTCTGGCGGCCTTCAATGGCCTGGTGCTGACGGTCGTCGGCGACGGCCAGGTGCTGGGTGACTTCACGGTCAATGCCGGCCAGATCCCGCTACCCCAGCCAGTGAGCATCGCCCACGTCGGCCGCCGGTACACGGGCCGCTACTGGACCATGCCGCTCGAAGCCGGTCCGTCCGCGGGCATCCTGCAGGGCCGGCCCCAGCGCGTGCCGCGCGCCGTCATGCGGGTGCTCAACAGCGTGGGCGGGCGCTACGGCACCAAGCGCAAGAGCATGCAGGAGATCACGCCGTACGATGCCGGCGCCCCGCCGCTGCAGCCGCCGGCGTCGCATACGCGCGACATCCCGCTGACGCAGGGCACGGAGTGGACCGGCATGCCGGCGCAGCGCATCGAGCAGCACCAGCCGCTGCCGCTCAACGTCGCGCTGGTCGTGCCCGACATCTATGCGCCCATGGTGCAGCCGTGATGGACGGCGGCCACATGCCGGCGCCAGTGCGCCGCACCGAGTTGGTCGCGCTCGAACGCGCGCATGTCGATGCTCTCGAACTGCCGCCCGCCGTGCATGCGCACGGCGTGCGCGACGGCCTGGCGCAGATGCTGAAGTATCCGCAGTGGTCGTGGACTGCGCTGATCCATGACCCGGTGCAGGGGCCGCGCGTGGCGGGCGTCGGCGGCTTCATATGGCTGTCGTCGGTCCGCCATTGCTGGGCGGCCGTGGCGCCGGCGCCGTGGGTCACGCCCATGATGTGGCGGCCCTTCATCCGGCCGATCTTCGAGAAGCTGGAGCTGGCGCACCGTGCCGGCGCGACGTGCATCGAAACCGACGTCCTCGGCCCCTTCTCACCGGGCCACCGCCTGGTCATGGCACTGGGCTTCGTCTTCCAGGGCCTGCGCAATGGCCACGACACCAGCGGCCAGCCGTCGCTGGTCTACGCCCGGCATCGCGACGTGCCGGCCCTGCCGCGGCGCGTCGAGAAATACCGGCGCCTGCTGCACGTGCAGCTGCTGCGCGAGCTGTGCCCGGACGTGGTCGGCCCGGCGTTGGCGGCCGACCTGCGGGAGACGGCGTCGTGATCGCGCCAGCCATCATGATCGCGGCAGCGGTCGCATCGGCGGCGAGCTCGGTCATGTCGGGCCTGGCGGCATCGAGTGCCGGCCGCGCCCAGCAACGGGCGGCCAACCAGGCGGCCTCGATCCGCCGGCAGCAGGGCGCGATCAACGCCCGTCAGACCTTGATGGAAGGCCGGCGCTTCGCCGGCGAGCAGCTGGCGGCGATTTCCGGCAGCGGCGTCGATGTCGGCGTCGGCTCGCCGCTGGAACTGGCCAACGAGACGGCGCGCGAAGTGGACTGGCGGGTCAACTTGGCGCGCTGGGAAGCCGAGAGCGATGCCGTGGGCCTGGAGAACCGCGGCCGCCTGGCGCACTGGGAGGGCAACGTGCGGCGCTCCCAGGCCTTCGGCCAGGCCGCCGGATCGCTGTTCCGCGCTGGCACCAGCGCCTTCAGCAGTTTTGGCGGTGGTGGCGTCGGTGGGGGCGGCGGCGCCCTGGACACGGTCGGCCAGCGGTCCGGCGCCACTTTCTATGAGAACGCGTGATGGCGTGGCCTACCATCTCCTACGGCCAGGTGCGCGGCGGGGTGCCCCAGCCCACGGGACCGTCATTCGACGTCGCCATGGCCCAGGGCGGCGGCTTCGCCGGCGGCCTGGCCAAGGGGCTCGAAGAGATCGGCAAGTGGGCACAAAGGGAACAGGACGCCCGCGACGCGGTCGCGGTCAGCGATGCATCGATGCGCGTCACCAACGAGCTCGACGAGACGCGCCGCAACCTCGACGGCGACGCCGACTACAAGGGCCGCGAGGTCAAGTTCCAGGCCAAGGCCAAGCAGATCTACGATCGCGAGCTGCAGGGCCTGTCGACGCCTGACGCACGCCGTGCGTTCCACCTGCGCTACAACCAGCTGTCCGGCTCGATCGGGCTCAGCGTGCGCCACGACGCACGCGATGCCGAGATCGAGGATGCCCGGCTGGCGTTGCAGCAGAATAACGACGCAGCGCTGAACAAGGCGCTGTTTGCCCGCACGCCTGAGGAAAAGAAAATCCTCCTCGACCAGGTGCGCACCAACATCTACGACGCGGTGCGCACCGGCTTTGTGCCGGCGCGCATGGCCGCGACGATGCTGCGGCAGAGCACGATCAAGTTCCAGGCCGGCGAGGCATCGGAACTGATCCGCACCAGCCCGGCGGCGGCGATCGCCGCCCTGCGCGATCCCAACCAGTTCAGCCACCTCGACGCCACGTCGCGCCAGTCGCTGATGCTGCAGGCCCAGCAACGCAGCGAAAGCCTTGGCGCCCAGGCTCGCTCCGAGCTGCGCGCCGACATCTCGGACTATCGCCAGGCGCGTGAGGCCGGCCAGCCCATCTCGCCCGAGGAAACCGCCCGCCTGCAGACGCGCGCCAAAGGCGCCGGGTTCGGTCCGTCCTTCGACCGCATGAAGGATTTCTACGATCGTGTCGAAGGCTACACGGTCGGCAAGACCCTGCCACAGTTGCGCCAGGCCGTTGGCGATCTCGAGAAGACCGGCACCGTGCCCGATGCGGCCGTGGCCCGCTCGGTGCGCCGCCAGCTCACGGCCGAGGAACGCGAGGCGCGCAGCCAGCTCAATGACCAGTTCAAGGAATTCGAGGGCTACCGCTCGCGCGGTGAGAGCTATCCGCAGCTGACGCAGCTGCTGCAGCGGGCCGAGGACTACGGCGGCCCGACGATGGCACAGTCGGTGCGCGATCGCGACGCATTCTGGAGCCGTCTGGCGGCCGCCGGCAACGAACCGGCGTCGGCGCTCGCCGGCCGCATCTCGATGATCGATCGCGAGCGGCGGGCCGCCCAATCCGGCTCGCTCACGCCCGAGGACCTGGAGGAACGCGACGCGCTCACCAAGGCGCTGAAGCAGAAGCTGGACCTTGCCGACAAGGACCCGGCAGCCTATGCGCGCCGCTTCTACCCGACGATCGACGAGACCTTGCGCACGGCCAACGAGGCCAACGACGCGGCGACGGCGCGCCTGGCGCGCGCGGCGCTGATCGATGCGCAGCGCCAAGAGGGCATTCCGGAGCACCGCATTGCGTTGCTCACCAAGTCCGAGGCCGACGCGGTCGAGGGCCGCCTCAATGCGCCCGACAGCCGCACGCGCATCGCCGAAGTCGATCGCCTGAAGGCGGCCTACGGCCCCGAGGAATGGCAGATGGTCCGCCGCCAGCTCGACGCCGGCAAGAAGCTGCCGCCCGACGTCGAGGTCCTGGCCACGCTGCCGGCGACGGACCCGCGCACCCGCGAATTGCTGTCGCAGGCGTTCACCTTGGAGCGCAGCGAGGTGGAAAAGAACATCGGCCGCGATCGGGTCAAGATCATCACCGACCGGGTCGACAGCAGCGGCGATGACGTGCAGCGGATCTTCCGGGCGACGCCCGGCGGCGCCGACTACTTCGCCTCGCTGAAGTCGGCGGCCGAGCGCCTGGCCTGGCTCTATGCCACGTCGCACGGCATGGACGACAGCATGGCCAGCCGCACGGCGTGGAACGACGTGTTCTACCGCCACTGGGACATCTCGACGGGCGTGCGCATCCCCAAGGTCGACGGCGCGCCGCTGGTCGATCCCGGCACGATCAAGGACCGCCAGCGCGAGATGGTCGCCGCGCTCGACAGGCTGCCGCTCGACCCCGGCACGGCGCCCGGCCTGGAGGGCCTGAGCGAAAAGCGGCGCCGGGCGATGACGGTCGACGCCGTGCGCCGGCGCGGCTTCTGGGTGACGGCACCCGACGATCGCGGCGCGTACCTGTTCGCCGCCCCCGGCGAGCCGGTCACGGTCGGCGGTCGGCCGTACTACATGCCGTTCGCGCCCGGCGTGAACACCAGCGTGTTCGAGGAGATTGCGCCGGCGCGCCAGCGCATGCTGGGTGGCGACGGCTATCCGTTGCCGCCGGGGTCCGCGCCATGAGCGTGTGGCTCGATCCCCTGCGCGAGACGCGGCCGATCGCGCTCGATCGCCAACCGGCCGGCTGGGGCGAATATCTCGGCACCGTCATCGACGAGATGGCGGCCGAGACCACGCGCACCATCGCCAGCCAGACCGCGCGCAACCAGGCCGAAATCGAGGCGCGGGCCTTTGGTGGTCCCGAACTGACGGAACTCTTCGGCGCCGACAACGTGGCACCGCCGCTGGTGCCGCAAAGCGAAGTCAACGACCGGGTGAAGCGGCTGGGTTTGTCCTTCGACCGGCCGATGACGGCGTTCAGCCTGCAGTCGATCATCGGCGAGCGCGAACGCCAGCTCGAGGCCGATTTCATCTACCGGCGCGCGCGCGAGGGCGGCGACTACGGCACGGCGAAGTGGTTGGCCGCCGGCGGCCTGGAACTGCTGTTGACGGCGACCGACCCGACCAACATCGCCAGCGCCTTCATCCCGGCGATGGGTCCGGCGCGCTTCGCCCAGCTCGCCGCCCGTGTCGGCACCGGCCGTGCCCGGCTGATCGCCGGCACCCTGGAAGGTGCCTTCGGCGCGCTCGCGGTCGAGCCGATTTATGCGTCGGCCAAGCGGGAGAGCGATCCGGACTACGGCCTCGCCGACAGCCTGATCAACATCGCTTTCGGCGGTGCGATCGGTGGCGGCCTGCACTGGCTGGGCGGCCGCATCGGCGATGCGTTCGAGCGCCGCACCGAGGCGCGCGCCACGCAACGGGTCGTGGCGGCGCTGCAGACCATCGGCTCGGGCGATGAGCCGCGCACGCGCCAGGCCATGGCCGAGGCACTGGAGCGCGTGCGGCCCGAGACGCGCGAGGCGGTGCTGCGCGCCGCCATCGGCCAGCTCGGGGCCGATCGGCGCGTCGACGTCGAGGCGATCCTGCGCACCGATCCGGACTGGCGCCCGCCGCGCATCACGGCCGAGCAGCGCGGCCGGCTGGAAAGCCCGCAGCGCCTGGCCGATCGCGTCGACCGGCCGACCTTGGAGGCGGCCTCGCGCGACATCGCGACCGCCGCCGCCGAGACGCTGCGCGGTGCGTTCACGCCGGCGCCGGTGCCCGATGGCTTCCGGCCGACCGTCGACCAGCTGGCCGAGGCACGCCGCATCCAGCGTGGGCTGGCGCCGCTGCCCGAGACGCGCCAGGGCCAATCGCTGGCGGCATGGGTGCGCAAGGTCGGCGGGCTCGACAGCGAGAGCCCGGAAGCGGGCGAGCTGCGCGCGCAGGATCTGGGACCGCGCTCGTTCCTGACCCAGCGCAAACGCTATGCCGGTGTCTCGACCGACCGCGTCGCCGGTCACAGCGCCGACGACCTGGCGCGCCGCGCCACGGAGGAGGGCTTCTATCCGCGCGAGCGGGCGAGCGGCGAGAGCGTCGAACTCAACACCTTCATCACCGACCTGATCGCCGACGCGCAAGGCGCCCGCCGGCTGTACCGTGAGGACGACGTCGATGCGATCCGCGCCGCCGAGACACGGGCCTATAACGAGGGTGTGCAGCAGCTTCTCTCGGAGCTTGGCCTCGATGTTCGTCGCCTGGAGCCGCGCACACTCGCCTGGCTCTTGTCGTTGGACGAGGGGCGCCAGCGCCGCGAGGCCCTGGCGCGACGCGTCGACAACCTCAGCGAGGCCGAGACGGTCGAGGCGCTTGACATGCTCGATCGCGAGATCGCCGACGCGATGCTGGCCGAAGAGGATGCCGCGCGCGCCGCCCTCGCCGAACGCGGCCCCATTGAACAAGACGCCGACCTGGCGCACCGTGAGCGGACCCAACAGCCGCTGACGCTCGATGATCTGGAGCGGTTGCATGCCGACGCTGAAAGACTTGCAAGCCCACGCGAGCCAGCTGGAGGACCTGCTGGCGACACGGTCGATGCCGGCCGCGGCGCGGATGAGCCTGGCCAACGCGCTGGCGATGGCCAACCTGCGCAAGCAGCTGCGGCAGCGCCGGCCGGACTTCGACCAGAAGATGGCAGCGCGGGAGCCGGGCGGACCGTCCGAGCCGAAGGCGAGCCCGGACCAGTACAAGCCGGCCTAGACCGGCCGCCGGCGGACGGCGCTCAGGCCGTCGTCCCTGGCGCCGAGCGCATCACGGACCGCGAGCTTGCCGAGCGGCGCCTGCAGCAGCCGTTGCGCGGCGGCAGCGAGGCACCGCCGGCGGGCGGCCTGTTCGATGCCGATGCCCGCGCGCAGTCCGATCTCTTCGATGCGTCCCCGCCGCTGACCACGGATGACATCGACACGCACGTCGTGCGCCAGTCGTCGCCGGAAAGCGACCTGCATGCCGATTTCGAGGCAGTGCGCGCGGCCGAGGCCGACGCGGCGACAAAGGCGGCGACGCCTGAGGACGACTTGCAGGCGTTCATGGCGCGCTACGGCGATCAGCTCAGCGACCAGGAGCGCGATGAACTCGACGCCGTCGCGAAGACCTTCGACGACCAGGCCGCCGCCATCGAGGCGCTGGCCGCCTGCCAGGTGGGAGGCGCCTGATGGCCGGCAGCTTCGAGAACTGCATGCGGGCCATGGGCGAGGCGCTGGGCCGGCGCCTGTCGATGGACGAGGCCGAGGCTTTCGCCGAGCGGCTGGAGAACGAACGCATGCGCCGGCGCGCCGATGGCTATGCCGACGATCCGCTGGCCGCCGCGCGCGCCGTCGCCGACGAGATCCGCGCCGAGAAGGCGCTGGCCCAGCGCAACGTGCTGCTGAACCGCACCGCCTGGCAGGCGATGAACCGCTTTGCCGAAGCGGTCGGCGATCCGGCGCACGCCCTGCAGGCGATGCGCGTCGGCGTCAACGACCCCGTGCCGGGCGGCCGGGTGTCGGTCGATGCCACCGCCAAGGCGATGTTCGCCGAAAGCCTTGGCGGCCTGCTCGCCTCGCTGCGCCGCCTGACGGCCGAGCACGGCCTGGACCACCTCAAGCTGTTCCTCGATCGCGATTATGAAATCGAGATCGCCAAGGCGTTGCGTGGCGAGGCAGCGCCGGCGGAAGCGCAGCGCATCGCCGAGGCCATCAACCTGTTCCGCGAGCAGCGGCGCCTGCGCGAGAACCGCGCCGGGTCCTGGCGCGGTGCGATCGAGGGCTATGTCAGCCGGCAGAGCCACAACACCATCGCCGTGATGAAGGCGGGCTACGAAGCCTGGCGCGACACCATCCTGCCTTTGCTGGACGAGGCGCGCACGTTCGCGCGAGACCGCGACCGGCTGATGGCGCTGCGCGCCGATCGTGACGCCGTAGGACAGCAGGCCAATGCCACGCGCGCCGACATGCAGGCGCTGGGCGACCACCTGGACGCGCTCACCTCGCGCGCCGCCAAGGAAGAGGCCAAGGCCGGCCGGGCCGAGGCGCGCCAGTCCGGGCTTGAGGGCCGGGTGGCCGAGGCCACGCGATCGATGCGCGAGGCGCTGGCCCGCTACATGGAGCTGGCCGCGCGCGCCGACGCCGGCGAGGGCGTCGAGACCGGCCGGCGCAAGGCCGAGGCCCGCGTGGCGTTGTCGCGTGAGCGGCGGCGCCTGGAGGAGCTGCAGGGCCAGCACGCGCGCAACACGTCAGGCGCCATGGCCAAGCGCGACGCGGCCGACGCAGCGGCCGCCCTGCTGGACGACGCGATCGCGGCCCATGACCGCATCGAGCGCGGCCTGGACTTGCTCACCGAGCTGCATGACCGGATCGGCGAGTACGAAACCCGCCTACGCGAGCCGGTGACCGACCGCGAACGCTATCTGCGCAGCGTCTACAACAAGATCATCACCAACGTGTGGATGAAGGGCGACGGCCCGCAATTCGACGGCGTCGCCACGCTGATCGGCCAGGCGTCGATCGGCAAGAAGCGCAGCGGGCACCGCGAGCTGCATTTCCGTGACGCCGCGTCGGAGCTGGCCTACGCCCGCAAGTTCGGCCAGGGCGGCCTGGCCGAGAATATATCAGGCGAATTCGAGCACAGCGCCCGCGCCACGGCGCTGATGGAGGCGTTCGGCCCCAACGCCAAGGCCAATCATGACCGCTTCATCGTCGAGGCGCTGCGCCAGGCGCAGGACACCGGCGACACCAGGACGGCGCGGGAACTGCAGAAGGGCTATCACGGCTGGGAATTCGCCGAGCTGGACGGCACCACGCGGCAGGCGAGCAATCCGACGCTCGCCCATTGGGCCGGCGCCATCCGCGCCGTGCAGTCGATGGCCAAGCTGGGCATGGCGACGATTTCCAGCTTCGGCGACGTTGCCACGTTGGCGTCGGAACTCCGCTACCAGGGCGTCGGTGTTTTCGACAGCTACCGCGAAGCCTGGAGCGGGGTGCTCAAGGGCGTGCGTCGCGGCGAGCGGCGTGAATTCGCCGACCTGGTCGGCGTCGGCTTCGAGGCGCTGACCGGCCTCATCCAGAGCCGCTATCACAGCACGGACGGCGCGCCCGGCAGGATCGCCAAGACCCTGCAACTCTTCTTCCGCTACAACGGGCTGAACTGGTGGACCGATACGCACAAGACCACGGTCGGCCTGATGCTTGCGCGCCACTACGCCAGCCTCGCCGATCGCGCGTTCGATGCGCTGCCGGACGCGCCGCGCAAGGTGCTGGCGCAATACGGCATCGACACCGAGCGCTGGGAGCTGCTGCGCGCGCACGCCGTGCGCCGGGCCGAGGACGGCACCACGTTCATGACGCCCGACCAGGTGCACCAGATCCCGCTGGGCGAGTTCTATGCGCTGGCGACCGACCGCAATGCCGCCGTCGTGCCGGCCGAGCGCTGGCTGCTCGACGCGCGCGACCGCCTTGCCACGGCGTTCCAGGCGCTGATCGTCGATCGCACCGACTTCGCGGTGCCGACGCCCGGCGCGCGCGAGCGGGCGCGCATGAACTACGGCACCGAGCGCGGCACCGTCACCGGCGAGGCGCTGCGCTTCGTGATGCAGTTCAAGGGCTTCCCCATCGCCATGATGACGCGCGTGCTGGGGCGCGAGATCAACGGCGGCCCGATCACCGCGTCGGCCGTGGTGCGCATGGGCGCCCTGATGGCCGAGCTGTCGGCCATGGGCTACCTGTCGATGCTGGCCAAGGACCTGATCAAGGGCAAGGAGCCGCGCGATCCGGTCGACCCCAAGACGGCCATGGCCGCGATCGCCCAGGGCGGCGGCATGGGGCTGTACGGCGATTTCATCTGGGGCGAGTACAGCCGCTTCGGCCGCAGCGCGCTCTCCTCGCTGGCCGGTCCCACGTTCGGCCAGCTCGACGACATCATGGAAGTCTTCCACGGCTGGAAGCAGGGCGACGGCAAGGCCATGGCCGCCTCGCGGCTGCTGGTCAGCAACACGCCGTTCGCCAGCCATTTCCTCATCCGTCCCGGCCTCGACCAGCTGGTGCTCTACCCCTGGTACGAGCACCTGTCGCCGGGCTTCACACGCCGCATGGTCGCGCGCACGCAGCGCGATGAAGGCCGCGGCTACTTCCGCGATCCGAGGGAGGCAGTGCGATGACGGTCAATGTCCAGACGACCGAATGGACCATGGTGCCCAACGGCGTGACCAACACGCTGAACTTCGACAACCTGGTGTTGTCGGCCAACGATATCGTGATCAAAGGCTGGGACACCGCCGGCGTGGAGCGCAACGATCTGTTGCCGTCGATTTCCAGCATCACCGGCATTGCCAATCCCGCCGGCGGCCTCATCACCTGGACCACGCCGCCGCCGATCACCCTGGCGCTGGTCAAGGCGTTCCGCGATACGACGCGCCTGCAGCAGTCGAACCTGTCCGACTTTGTCTCCCGTCCGGCCACGGCGGAGATGGCGGATTGGGATCGCGGGATTGCCTCGCTGCAGGAAGTCAACACCCGGCTCGGGCGCGCGCTGCGCGTGCCCACGCGCGAGCCGTCGGTGGCCGAACTGCCGCGCAAGGCGACCCGCTCGGGCGCCCTGCTGGGCTTCAATGGCACCACCGGCGATCCCGAGGCCGTCGCCTATGGTACGGTCGGCGGCGTGCTGCCGTTTGCCGACCCAACCGGCACGATCGGACTTGCCCCCGTCAACGGCGTCGCCCCGACCGCCCTGCGCTCCGACGCGGCGCCGGCGCTGTCGCAAGCCATTGCGCCGACATGGACCGGGCAGCATGCGTTCAACCTGAACCCAACGGTGCCGACGCCGGCGAAGACCGACAGCACGCAGAAGGCCGTCCCGGCCGGATGGATCAAAGTCCGCGAGACGTGGGTCAATGCCTACGATGACGTGCTGGACCCTGTGTCGAGTAACTGGACCGCGTATATGGACGCGGCGGTCGCGCGACTGCCCTCCGGTGGTGGGTGCGTAAAATGGCCGGTCGGCAATGTTCCGATGGCGACTGGCCTGGCTGCGATCTCCAACAAGAACGTGCGCATCGATGGCTTCGGCGACGAAGTGTCCAAGATCCTGTTCACGCATGCCGTGCAGGAGCCGTTCACCTTCAATCACGCGGCTTCAGCCTGGGCGACTGAGGTGAACGACCTCACAATCATCGCGCAGGGCGTTAACAATCCCAATAGCGCTATCCGGATCACATATCCGACTTGGGTGCCTGGTGCCGAGGAGCATTCTGTCGGAGCGAAGATTAAGAACGTCTCGGTCTATGGCGCCAATCAGAACAACGATCAGTTCTCGTTCGGCATGCAGTTGACCAACGCTTTCCGCGCCCTCGTCGACAACTGCAAGATCAATGGCAAGAAACTCACGACCAACGCGATCCTGATCTACCTCGCCGGCTCTGGATCGAAAGAAGTGACTGTCCGGCGTTGCCGGCAGGTCTGCGGCAACGCCCTGGTGTTCACCGACATCGGCGTTTCCGTGATCGAGGGCCTCTTGATCGATGATTGCGACGTGGTCGCGACGAACCTACTGGCTAGCCTCAATGTCGCGAACGGCCCGGACTTCAAGATCATCAACAATCACGCGCAATGCTTCATCGGAGGTGTGTGGGCGCAGGGCATCGCGCAGTTCTTTGCGCGCGGCAACACGTTTTACAAACGCGACAGCGCGCCAGGCGAACCCGCGGCAGCGCAGTACAAGGTCTTCCAACTTCAAAGCTGCGGTGACGTCGATATCGCGCATAACTTTGCTTACGTCATCGATCCGACAGATCGTACGGACGACGTTTTTGTGGACGCCGTCAGCAGTCATGGTGCCATTAAAGATAACCGCTTCACGGATTTCGACGTCGGCGTGAACCTCGCTACCAATTCAAACATGGTGGTCGAGGAGAACCGCTACTCAAGCGTCGGCGCCTTCGCGCAGAACGTGCCGGCGGCAGCGACGGTGCGGAACAATTACAGCCTTACGTCCGATATCGTCGTCCAGTTGGCCGCCAATGCGGCCACCCCGTCGCTGGCGCCAACCTACGCCAGCATGTTCAGGACGAACAATTCGATCGCGACAATAATCACGGACTTCCTGGGCGGCTTCAATGGGCAGGTGTTCGAGCTGCTGGTGAACGATGCCAACACCACGATCAAGCACAACGCCACCATCATCTCGAAAGGCTTTGTCGACGCGACGCCGCCCAACGGCGCCATGCTCCGCTACCGCCGCGACGGAAACGTGTGGCGTGAAACCAGCCGGAGCTACTGATGCCGCCGCAACCGCAGCGAATTCCGCAGGTCGCCGTGGAGCATGTCGACCATGCCCGATGGCCGGAGCGCGTCGAGGCGCTGTTGCAGGGCCGCGATCTCCCCGGCATGTCGCTTGCGGGTCTCGATGAGCAGCGCCTCGACCTCGGCAATCTCTCGTTCGATATCGGTCATCCTTTAAACCTTTCGCATGACGGTGATGCAGTCACCGTCCGTCAATTCACCCCAGGAAAACACGTTCTGGCGCAGCACGTCGAAACCGCGTCGCGTGGCCACGTGCCTGAACAGCGCTGCTGTCATGTAGTTGCGCAAGTGCGGATTGTCGCGAAAATCGCTGCCGGGACGCCCGTCGAAGTTGGAATGATGCATGAGGGCGACTGCCCCGGGACGCATCACCCGGTGGAACTCGCGAATGTAGGCGAACACGATCTCCACATCGAAGTGGACCATCGCGTCGAACGTATAGAGGAACGTAAACAGTCCGTCCTCAAGCGGCGCCAGGTCGAGGCCGTTCGTCAGCACTGCGGTGGCCTTCCCCGGCACGCACACGTGCGCCCGCACATAATCGATGTTCTGCGGGTTCACGTCGATCATTGTGACGTGCCCCGCGCCTTCCTTCAGCAGCTTGACGGTGTTGCGTCCCCGGCCGCAGGCGAAATCGGCGCACTGGCTCATGTCGATGTCGATCCCGGCCAGCGCCGGCACGATCATGTCCCGCCATTGAGGATCCATGTGACTGGCCGCGATCGCGTGGTAATTGTCCGCGACGGCGTCGCCCCAAAGCATTGCCTCGTCGGCGACGACCTTCTCCAACCCACGCGACATATTCAACCTCCTCAGCCTGACGGGCCGAATGCTGCCCGTCCTGACAGGCAGCTGTCAAACGGCCTCCAGTCGCAGGGGGCCGGCGATGTTCGGTAGCAGCGGCCGTCAAGAACAGTGGCGCGCGATCGATAAGCTGCGTGACGACCATTCCGTGTTGAACAGCGTGCTGTCCGCCCACATCGCCGCCTGCAGCGAGAGCTCCAAGGCTGTGAAAGACCAGCTCGCCGCCGGCGCCTCGCATCGCGACCGGCTGCACCAGGACCAGGCGCAGGGCTTCCTGTTGGTGCGCGACGACGTCACCAAGACCAACAAGCGCATCAACGCGATCATCATCAGCGTCTGTGTCTCCATCATCCTCGGTCTGGTTCAGATCGTGGGGGCGCTGGTGCTGGTCCTGCTGCCGCAACTCACCACCAAGCACTGAAAAAAGGAACCCCCTCATGCCCCTCGATATGGTCCAGGTCGACAACCTGTATTTTCCGGTGCACCGCATCGTCGATTTCGAGGCGGTGCCGCCGGCGCCGATCGCGCTGGTCGAGCCGTCGACACCGCGGCATCTGCGCACGCCGGCGGCGCTCAACAACAACCCGCTCAACATCCGGCCGCTGCCCGGCGGCCAGCGCTGGAACGGCCAGGTCGGCGTATCGACGTACGCGGCGTCGGGATCGTTCTGCAAGTTCGCGGCGCCCGAGGACGGCGTATCGGCCGCCGTCCAGAACCTGCGCAGCTACGTCCTGCAGGGCGTGCACACCATGCACGACGTGATCTATCGCTGGGCACCGCCCAACGACCCGCACATGGCCAACCACACGCAGGCGTACCTCGACAGCGTGTGCCGCTACGCGGGCATCGAGGCCGGCTACAGCATCGCCTGGATCGCCACCAGCGCGGCGGATGACGACGACCGCGACACCTTGGTCCGCATCATCCGGGGGATGAACCTGGTCGAGGCGGGCGGCGCCACCGTGACCGACGACCAGGTGCGCGCTGGCATCCAGAAGCGCCTCGGTGTACCGGCCGGCTACGTGCGCGGCGAGGACGGCAACGTCAAACGTGCCGACATCAAGCAGTCCGGGACCATCAGGGACGCCAATGCCGGCCAAAAAGCCAACTGGTTTCAGACCGCTGTCAGCAGCGCCGGCATTGGCGGCGCTGCTACGCTGATGACCAGCCTGCAGGGTTTCGACTGGCGGCTGATCGGGATCTTTGCGGTGGTGCTCACGATCGTGGTCATCGCCGGCGTCCGGACCGACTGGAAGTTCCGCAGCGTGAAGAAGCGGCGCCGGCAGATGCATGCGGCAGAGATCGCCTGAGCAGGGAAAGGCTCGCCCCATGAAGCCATTCAACCTGTGGCGGTCGCATCGCGACGGCCAATGGTATTGGCGGTTGCGCGCCCGCAACGGCCGCACCCTGGCGCACAGCGAGGGCTACACCCGGCGCGCCCGCGCTCTGCAGGGCATCCGGGCGGCAGCTCGGGCGATCGGCGCCGTGCGTAGCCTGGTCGCGGCGGTCGACGGCCTATGACCGCGCTGCTGGCCGTGCTCGCCTGGCTGCGGGCTAACTGGAAACTGGCGCTGATCGGGGCGGCTATCATCGCCCTGGCGCGCCTCAAACTACGCTGGACGGGCGCCGGTAAGGCACTGGAGCGGGCCGCCCAGGCCGAGCGCAATCGACGGGTCAAGGAGAAGGCGGATGCGGAACGCGATCGTGCTCTGCGCAGCGATGATCCTCACGGCGAGCTGCGGCGCGACTTCGGCCGGCCCGACGCCGACTGAACCGCACGTGCCCTGCAGCAGCCTGGCCGGCGTCCGTCACTCGCCGAGGGCGATCGACGCTATGTCGTTCGACGAGGCCCGCCAGACCCTGGCCAATGCCAGAGTCATCCGCCGGATCTGCGGCAAGTAAATTCCGGCGTTGGGAGAGACGCCGGCGGGGACTATAGCGCTGTCGGCCGTCGCGTCGGCCGCTTGATGATTCAACCGCCATGCCTCTTGTACGGGGCTAAAAAGGGCCTTAGAAACGCCGCCGGCCAAAGGCGGGGAGAAGCGTTAGACTTTCGACGGGAAACCGTGGCTCACGTTAGACTGGAGGCGTTGATTTTCTTTGCGAATTCGTCGACGCCAACAGCCTGTAAATCAGCCGGGTTCGCCCTACGAAGGTTCGAATCCTTCCCCCTCCACCACGAACCCTGCCGGCCGACGGGGTGGGATTGCGGGTGTAGCTCAATGGTAGAGCACCAGCCTTCCAAGCTGGCTACGTGGGTTCGATTCCCATCACCCGCTCCAGTCCGCGGCAACATCATCGCCGCCAACCAGGGATAAAACGGCCGCTAGGCCGTGATCTGATCGAGGCACTAGACCATGTCGAAGAGCAAATTTGAGCGGAACAAGCCGCACTGCAACATCGGGACGATCGGGCACGTGGACCATGGCAAGACATCGCTGACGGCAGCGATCACGAAGATCCTTGCGAAGACGGG